TGTGATGCACGTTCTCCCAGGGCGTCAGTGGACGCCCGAGGGCTTGTTCCATGACGACCCGATGCTCGAGCATCTGTTGGCCCTCATACCGCAACGACACATAGCCATCGGAGCCAACGTATCGCGTCGTCCCCGGGGCGTACCGGCGGAAATGACCCGGGCCAGGATCACCGCTCACACGCCACCGGGCATAGTGACCCGCACACATGTCCCTCGACTTGACCGGCCGATCACAACCAGGCACCTCGCAACGAGCGCCCCGGTCGTACTTACGGTTGCCGTGGGTCGCATATTCGGAGCGGGCCTTCAACGGGTCGCCCGTCTTCCGCAGCCGGGCGTAGTGCATTCCGCAGTACCCCCGCGCATGGGGCGAGCCATCGCATTCCTCGATGAGGCACGTATCCCCTCGACGCGCATACGGCCGCCCGCCGCCCAACGGATCGCCGTAACGGCGCTTCCGCATGTAGTGAGCCCTGCACAGCGACTTCGCGGTCGGCCTCTCTTCGCAACCCTCGACGATGCACACCGCCGGGTTGCGTTCCCGCTTCGTCATCCTGCCTCCTGTGGTTGAGAGCGGAAGATGGGTTCCCCCACCCTCCGCTCTCACTTTACCACAGAATTAGGATCAAGCTGCGCTATGGACGAACGACTTGATACTGCCGGTCAGGTCGACAAGGGCCGCATCTGCACGAAGCAGACCCCTGAAGCTCACCATGTCGGTATCGAATCGGAATTCTTCCGACCGCTCGAACCGAATTCCGCCCGCATAGCGAACGAAGTACGTCGACCAGTCACCGAAGTAAACCGACTCCACCGAGATACCCGGTGAGAGCACGAACGGGTCGATGTACACGGGCTTCCCGAGGATCGTGTCGGGTGCTCCGACTGTGACCGCCGGCTGCCACACGTAGTTGCCGTCGGTGGTCTTGATCCTCCGCACGATCGAGGCGGTGGTGTCGTTCATCACCCACGCGCACGAGCTGGATGCCCGGTACGGGGAGATGACCGAGTGGTACAGGGAGATCAGGAGATCGAATCCCATACCGACCGTCGACTGTGGCCCGAACGTCACCGTGGTGCCGACTGGGCCGGTCACACCCGGGGCGGCGTCCAACTGGATGCCGCGGGGCATGGTGACCCCGGTGCCGAGGATCATGTGGGAACCGAACGCGTTACCGAGCGCACGACCGACCGACTTGGCCAGGTAGCCGAGCAGGTCGACACCGGTGTCGGTGACGAGTTCCCGGGTGACGTCGATGAGACGCCCGTACTTCCATGCACCGAGCGACACCTGACCGAACGTACCGTCCGATTCCAGGATGGCGCCACCTTCTAGCACGATCGCCGGTGAAGGCGTGTGCGTGAGGGTCTTCGGGATCTGGATCACTTCACCACTGGCCGTGTTAAGCACGGTCGGTCCGGCCTGCAGGACACCTGACACTTCGATCATGTGTTCCTGTAGCTGGTTGTAGAACGACGTCGGGACGGTGAATCCACCGGCGGCGGCGACCTTCGACAGGTCACGCTGTGAGGTGGGTGCCGTCCGGGTCGGCTTGATCTCGATCGCCCTGGGGGCGCCGGGGTCGCCACGCAGGAAGGCACGAACCTCCTGCTCGAGCTGGTCGCCCTGCTGGACGTGGTCGGGATCCTTGGGCCTACCCTCGATCTTCGCGAGGGCGTCCTCGGTGTCCTTGGCCCGCTGCTCACCGGCAAGGATCGACTTGACCCGACCGTCGAGCGCTTCCATCTCGGCGTTGAGGGACTGCCACTGGCCTTCCTCGTCACCGGAGAATGCCCGGTTCTCGTCAGCCGCCCTATCGGCGAGCTCCTTGGCCTGTTCCCAGGCCCGGTTACGCGACTCCTGGAGTCGCTTGACAGTCTCGTTCACGAGACACACCACCTTTCATGGTGCTGGGTGAACGTGGCTGTCGGCCTGCGTTCCGGTTGTATACACCCCATCGGGTGCGCAACCTGCGGGGCGGGTGACTGTCGGTCTGCCCGCTCGAGGCTGGAACTTTGAGATCAGTCGGGGCGGTTCGCCAGGAGTTCGGCGACCGCTGAAGCACCAAACGTGTTCGGCTTCGGGGCGCCGCCACCGTCGGTACGGACGAAGAACCGTCGGAGCTCGTTCGCGGCGGCAGCCGCCAACACCTCCTCAATGTCAGCGTCCACCTTCACAGCCAGCGACCGCAACGCCACTGTCCGCACATCGGAGGTGGTGTCCTCGTAAGCCGGTTCGATCACCGGAGCCACATCACGCAACTGCCCCGAAATGAGGGTGCGCCGCGGGAACCCCTGATCGGTCACATCCCAGTCGTCGACGGTGCCTTCGATCGTCCACGCGAACGACGACTTGCGCACATCGCCACGTTCCACAAGGTCAACCACGTCACGCCGCGACGGCGGGGGGGTCACCTCGTAAACCAACCCGACATCATCCACTTCGAGGCGAAGCGTGTTCGCCCCCGTGGTGCCAAGCAGGTACATGCTGTCATGGTTGTAACGGGCCATCACATCAGGCCAACCATCGCCCCGCGACTTGTTGAAGAACGACGGAGCGACCCGCTCCACGAACCCGCCGAGGTTCCCCGACAGCTTGTTGAACACGGCGGCGTAACCACCGATCCGGGGCACGTCACCCGCCCCCCGCAACTCAACCACTACCGGGGTGTACCGGCGTTCTACCGTCTGACCACTCATGCCGGCACCTCCTGGGATACCTTTCCGTTCGACGACGGCCCCGCCGCCGGCTGCTGTTGCTGCTGCATTGTCTGAAGTGGGGCGAAATCCTTGCCGGCCCCACCCGGCAGCGGCGGAAGATCCTCCAACGCCCGGAGCTCATCAATCGAGTACAGGCCAATCGACCGACCCAACCGGTACACCTCATGCCGCGACAGGGTGTCGGCACGGATCGTGGCGTCGGCGTTGAACTTCACGAACTGCCGCTCCGGGAGCTCCGCCGACAACTTGGCCTCCACCCTGACCATCCAGGGGCGCAGGTTGTGCATCCGGGTGATCTGCCGGTGCTCCTCATTCTTGTAATCGAGGGCATTGGCTGCTTCCCCACCGATTTCGGTGGGGTCGATCCCGTAGATCGCGGCCACCTGGTTAGCGGAGAACTTCATTGTTTCGATGAACTGGGCCTGCTCCGGTGGGATCGTGTTCCACTTCGATTCCCAGTCCTGCCCGTACACGATCGGGGAGCGGGTACGGACTGCCGCCAGGAACCGGGACTTCATCAACTGGGCGTCATCCGCGGACAGCGTCTTCGCGGTGTTCTTGAATTCACCGGGGGGGACACCGCCGGCGTCGAACCAGCCGGTACCGAACTCGTGTGCTGATACCCCGGCGTCGACAGCCAACGCCATCGACTCGATCGGTGACAACCCGAGGGTGCGCCCGGGGATGGTGATCCACGGGATATGCACAATCTCGTCGCGTCCCACCTCGGCGCCATTAACCGACCACTGTGGGACAGGCCCCGAATCATCAACGGAGACCTTGTCCATCGGTAGCCACAGGATCGCGGTGGCGAACCCCATCCCGTCCCGGTCCGTCACCAAACCCACCGCGTTGCCCCGCAACGTCAACGACGTGAGACAACGGGTGAACCAGTCAACCAGGTTCCCGTCGTCGGCGAGGAACCGGAACAGCAACGGCAGCGACGACATCGGCTCCCGACGGTTGACGTCGATCCGGCGGAACGTGTCAATCGGCAACGTCGCGATCGTGTCCGCGATGTGCCGCACCGCCGCGTACACCGGGGCAAACCGCAACGCAGTCGCCTGCGTCACCGCACCCCGCGCCGGGCCGCCGATGTCCCACGGCACCCACGGGGCTTCGGTGATCGCCCGCTGCTCCGTCTTGGGTTCCCGGCGGGCGGCCCGCATCTGTCCGATATGCCACGGCATCAACGAACCCCCGGATCAGTAGAACGAATCAGCGACGTCGTAGTCGTCCTCAGCCCCACGGGCCGCGTGCAACGCCACCGCCGCGGCGAGCAGCGGGGAGGCGTCTTCACCGGCGGCACGGTTCCAAATCCACCCGTCACCCACCTGCCTGCGGGAAGCAGCCGCCACCGCAGCGTCCAACTTCGGGGACGGGTACACCCGCACCTTCCCATCAAACACCGAGTCCAGGAAGCCTTGCGACGCGTGCGTCATGTCCCTGGTACCCAACCTGCGGACCTCACCGTCGACCCGGGCCGCCAGGTACCCCAACGGGCCACCGACGTCCACGGCGAACACGCCACCGTGCCGCACCATCAGCTCGGCGATGCGGGCCTCAACCCACCAGGTGCCGTCACGGGCGTCGATCACTTCGAGCCGGCC